TTGCATTCCTTACAGCACCTATCACTATTTTATTGGGTGCGGTAGATGCCCTTACTTTTGGACTTAAACAAGTGGGCGTACTTGAGGAAGCCACCTCTTTAGCGGAGGAGTACTTAATGGATACAGCAGCTTTGGTAGGGTTTGATGCTGAGGAAGTAGAAGCGGAAGCCGATGCTACTATAAAAGAGACGCAGGATGCCCTAAATAAATTAGAGAATCAAAGGGACGGATATATACTAGCAAACCAAGATGCAGACCAAGCAGCAGCAGACCAAGCTAGTGCGGATGCTAAAGCAGCAGCCGATAAGAAAGAACAAGACGAAAAAGCAGCGGCTGAGAAGCTCGCTGCACTAAAAGAGGAAATACGCAAGGCAGAGGCTAATAATCAGGAGGAGATAAGACAGCAAGAGCTAGAAGATACTGAGGCTTATTATCAAAACTTAATACAGCAGGCCATCGATAATGGCCTAGAGACTGAGGAGCTAGAAAAAACTCAAGCAGAAAAACTAGCAGAGCTAAAGGCAAAATATCGTCAAGAAGATTTAGATGCGGAGCAAAAATTAGAGGACGATAAGCAAGCGATAAGAGATAAAGATGCCGAGGAAGAGCAGCAGAAGTTTAACGAGCGCATACAAATGGTAAGAGATGGCTTCGATGCGATGTCGGCCATAGCGGATGCCTTCGCAGGAGAGAGCGAGGAGCAACAGCGTAGAAACTTCCAAATTCAAAAGGCATTATCGGCAGCTAATGTAGTAGTCGGTACTATTGAGGGGGTGCAGAATGCTTATACTACTGCTCAAAAGTCTCCATTAACGGTAGCCTTCCCCGGCTATCCTTACGTTCAGGCAGGACTAGCAACGGCCTTCGGTATTGCACAGCTACAACAAATTCGTAAATCGCAGTTTCAAGGTGGAGGCTCGCCTACCGCTCCATCCTCAGCAGGAGGTGGAGCAGGCACGGCTATGGCAGGAACAAGCCCGAGCTTTAATATCGTGGGAGGTAGTGGCGCAAATGTAATTGCGGAAAGTCTATCTAAGACACCACTAAAAGCGTACGTGGTAGGTAGTGATGTAACCACGCAACAAGAACTAGACAGAAAACAAATAAAATCGGCAACATTGTGAAAATCGTTGAACTAATATTAGACGAGGAGCAGCTACTTAGCGGGGTGCAGGCTATCTCGATAGTGGAACACCCTGCAATAGAATCGGATTTCGTTACCCTGAGTAAGGAACAAGAAGTGAAACTCGCTGAGGTTAACAGCGAGAAGCGTATCCTTATGGGGCCTGCATTGATCCCTAACAAAACTATATACCGTAAGAATGAGGACGAGGAGTATTACATCTACTTTTCTAAGAATACGGTTCGCAAAGCAAGCGAACTGTTCCTAACGGAGGGTAATCAAAACAGAAGTACGCTCGAGCATAGCTTCGATTTAAGCGGCTTAAGTGTTGTCGAGAGTTGGATTGTAGAGGGCGAGCAAGATAAGAGCCGCAAATACGGTCTAAACGTCCCTGACGGCACGTGGATGGTTTCTATAAAGGTCTACAACGACGAAGTGTGGGATAACTACGTTAAGAACGGTGCGGTAAAAGGCTTTTCTATCGAGGGGTACTTTGCCGACAAAGTAAATATGAGTTTGAAGCACCAAGAGCAGGAAGAGGTCGTAAGATTTCTTGAGGAAATCGTCGACGAGCTTCAGGCAGTAGATCTTGAAAGCTATTCGGACTACGGTGAGGGAGTAAGAAACAACGCCAAAAGAGGAAGGGAACTAAACGAGAAGCATAATAACAAGTGCGCCACGGATGTGGGCAAAAAAAGAGCAGCCGACCTCGAGGCAGGCCGTCCCCTTTCGGTAGATACGATAAAAAGAATGTATTCGTACCTTAGTAGAGCAGAGGAATACTACGACGAGAGTGATACGTCAGCCTGCGGTACTATCAGTTTCCTATTGTGGGGAGGTAAAGCAGGGTTAGGTTGGTCCCGTAACAAGCTGCGAGAGTTAGGCGAGCTTGAGTAAAAATGAAACAGTTAAATTATATATCGTTAGTTAGTTAATTATGAATGCACAGAACAAACTCAGTAAAATTGCCGAGCTACTTAGTGTAGAATTGGCAAAGAGAAGCAAGAAGGAAACACTTGCCTCTATGAAATTGGATAACGGAACCGTTATTGAAGCAGAAAACTTCGCTGCGGGCGAAGCTGTTTTCATCGCAACAGAAGATGAGAACGTAGCACTACCCGTAGGAGAATATGCTTTAGAAGATGGCCGTATTTTGATCGTTACCGAAGAAGGTATTATCGCAGAAATTCGTGAGGCAGCAGCCGAGGAAGCTCCTGCGGAAGAGGAAGCAGCACCTGCTGAAGAGTCTACGGAGATGGCTGAAGAGGAAGTCGTAGTTGAAGCTCCTGAAGAGGTAGCTCCTGAAATGCAAGAAATCGTCGATACTGTTGTATCTGTTATCGCCCCCGTTATCGAGGAGATGAAAGAGCAAGTCGAAGAGATGAAGCGTAAGTTCGAAGAGGTAGTAGAAGAGAAAAAAGCCGAAGAGGAAAAGCAAGAAGAGCTTTCTCGTAAAGCTCCTGCTCGTAAGCCTATCAAAGCTAACCCTGAAGCACAGCCTCAAAAGGAAATGGTACGTTTCGCTCAAAGCGGACGTAAGTCTACCCTAGATCGTGTATTAGGTAAAATCTCAAACCGATGAAACAGATTCAAAAAGTTTGGGCTGAGATAACAGCCAAGAAAGCGGAAGTAGCTCTATCTAAAAAGAAGCTACAACTTAGTGCTTTGGACGACGTAAAAGAGGCTCAAGATTTACTCGAGCAAGGTATCGCTAAAGCGGATGCCTTCGATAAGAGAATGGCCGACGTTATGCAAGAACTTGAAAGAGTTAGTAATACCGTATTCGATGTTTTGGGAGATGCAGAAACAGAAGCGGATGCGTTGAGAGATGACTACGCTAAAGCGGAAGCTGCATTAGACGAGTTCGAAGCTTTGGCCGATGACTTGGGCGTTGATCCTGCGGACAACGCAAATTGGGCTAACCTTGAGTCATTGATCAGTAACGACACAACGGATGCGATTGTAAAATTGGATGAATATTTCAACGAGCTAGATAAGATTTATCGAGCAATCCCTGATTAATAAAACAAAAATTTAATTAATAAAAAAAGATGGCAACAACTACATCAATTACAACTACGTACGCAGGTGAATTTGCGGGCAAATACATTTCTGCTGCGTTGTTGAGTGCTGATACTATCGAGGGTGGTGGTATTACAGTAAAACCGAACGTGAAGTACAAAGAGGTAATGAAAAAACTCGCTACCGATGCAATCGTAAAAGATGCAACGTGCGATTTCTCTGATACTTCAACAGTAACATTAACTGAGCGTATCCTTCAGCCTGAAGAGTTCCAAGTCAACCTTGAACTTTGTAAGAAAGATTTTCGCAGCGATTGGGAAGCGATCCAAATGGGCTACTCAGCTTACGATCAATTGCCTCCTGCATTCTCCGATTACCTTATCGGCCACGTAGCCGCTAAAGTAGCCGAGAAGATGGAAACAAACATTTGGCAAGGTACTAACGCTACTGCGGGCGAGTTCGACGGATTCGAAACTTTGTGGGAAGCTGATGCTGACGTAATCGACGTAACCGGTACAACCGTTACTGCTGCTAACGTAATCGACGAATTGGGTAAAGTGGTAGATGCGATTCCTTCAGCTTTGTACGGTAAAGAAGATATGTACATTTACGTTTCTCAAAACGTAGCTCGTGCTTATGTTCGTGCTTTGGGTGGATTCGGTGCTTCAGGATTGGGTGCTAACGGTGTGAACAACTCAGGTACTACTTGGTACAACGGTGGCGATTTGGCCTTTGATGGCGTTAAAATCTTCGTTGCTTCAGGTCTAGCCGATAACACTATGGCAGCAGCTCAAAAATCAAACCTATTTTTCGGAACGGGCTTGTTAAGCGACGCTCAAGAAGTGAAGCTTCTCGATATGGCTGACCTTGACGGATCACAAAACGTACGTGTGATTATGCGCTTTACTGCGGGTATTCAGTACGGCATTGGTTCTGAAATTGTACTTTACAACTAAGAGTAAAGGAAATTAATAATAACGAAAGGGTAGGTGGGTACAATCTGCCTACCCTTTTTTAATAGGATATAAAATGGCTTGTGATTTAACAAAAGGACGTATTTTACCTTGTCGTGAATCTGTTGGCGGTATCAAAGAAGTTTACTTCGTAGACTACGGAGACTTGGGTACGGTAACATTGACGAACGACGAAGTAACAGATATTAGCGGTACGTTTAGTGCGTATCAGTACAAATTGAAGGGCAACAGCTCTATGACACAGAACGTAACTGCTTCTCGTGATAACGGAACAGTTTTCTTTGAGCAAACTTTGTCGTTGACTTTGCCACGTTTGAGCAAAGAGGATAACAAAGAGCTTAAACTATTGGCTTACGGTCGTCCACATATTGTCGTGGTAGACTACAACGGTAACGCATTTTTGATGGGCCGTGAGCACGGTGCAGACGTAACGGGCGGTACTGTGGTTTCAGGTGCAGCGATGGGCGATATGAGTGGTTATACTCTAGAGTTTAGCGCAATGGAATTGCAGCCTGCTAACTTTATCGATGCTCCTGCGGACGATAACCCATTCGATGGAATGGCTTCGGCTACTGAGACAATCGTAGCGGGTACGGATAATTGGGCTTAATAGCTTTTAATTAGTTATAAAGGGGGAAGGTTTAGGCCTTCCCTTTTTTTTTGCAAAAAAGATAGGCGTTACGTTATTTAAGTATGCACATAGTCAGCACAACAGATAAAGAAATTTTATTCGTACCTCGTATTGTAGAAACGGGGTCGTTATCTCTTAGCGTTACAGATGAGCAAGAGAATAAAAGCACCACAGAAAGCGTAACAGCTTCGCAGAGTGGTAACTTTGTAAGTATAACCCCAACGTATAATTTTAAAGAGGGAAATTTTTATTACTTTGTAGTAAGTGGAACAGCCGAGTTATACCGTGGTAAAGTTTTTTGTACGGATCAAACGAACTTTGATAAGTACACTACTAACGAGAATATTTACAACGAGTACGAGAAGGCTGAAGCCAACGAATATATTGTTATATGAAAATACACGCATTAAACCTAGCGAGCTATACTAAGCCCGAGGTTATTGAACAAAAAAATCGTGATTGGGTCGATTATGGAGCCGATAACAATTACTATCAGTATTTAATAGATCGCTTCCAAGGTAGCCCGACGAATAACGCTATTATAAACGCTGTTAGCGACCTTATCTATGGTAAGGGGATAGATGCAGCCGATAGCCACAGAAAACCCGACCAATACGCTGCTATGCGTTCCCTGATTCACGAGAGCTGCTTGAGAAAAGTAACAAGCGACTTAAAGCTAATGGGGCAGGCAGCCTTTCAAATTATTTACTCAAAGGATGGCCGCCAAGTGGCGCAGGTGGAGCATATGCCTATACAGACCCTGCGAGCTGAGAAATGCAACGAGGAGGGAGATATTGAAGCATACTATTACTGTGCTAATTGGGAAAAGCTAGGGCCTAATGATAAGCCCGAAAGATTTTCAGCTTTCGGGACTAGTAACGACTCAATCGAGATCCTAGTTATTAGACCATACCGTGCAGGATTCTATTACTACTCGCCCGTAGATTATCAGGGAGGGTTACCGTATGCAGAGCTAGAAGAGGAAGTAGCGAACTACCACATTAACAATATTAAAAACGGACTAGCGCCGTCGATGATGATCAACTTCAATAACGGTGTTCCCGATGAGGAAGAGCGTATGGAGATTGAGCGCAAAATCCGTGAGAAGTTTAGCGGTAGTTCTAATGCAGGTAATTTTATCCTAGCTTTTAATGAAAGCAAGGAATTAGCTGCGACTATTGATGCCGTGCCGTTGTCGGATGCCCCTGCTCAGTATGAATTTTTGAGCGAGGAATCTATGCAGAAGCTAATGGTTGCACACCGTGTAACCTCTCCGATGCTATTGGGTATTAAAGACGGATCAGGACTAGGAAATAATGCAGAGGAAATAGAGACTGCAACGCTGTTATTTGATAATACCGTAATTCGTCCCTTCCAAAACCTTATAATCGATGCTATCGACCAAATCTTATCGGTTAATGGTATTTCTTTGGACCTATACTTTAGAACGCTTCAGCCTTTAGAGTTTATCGACAGAAGTGCAGCTATTACACAAGAGGAAAAGGAAAAGCAAACGGGAGAAAAGCTATCGGCACACGACTGCGGATGCAAGACGGAGCTAAAGGATGCGGACGACCCGTGTTGGGAAGGCTACGAAATGGTAGGCTTCAAGATGAAAGACGGCAAGAAAGTACCTAATTGCGTACCTATTGCTGATTTATCTGAAATAGCTGACGAGCTGATCGAAATGGGTGAGGACGAGGACCTAGAAAATTGGGTGTTGGTTGATGAGCGTGAGGTTGACTACGATCAAGAGGAGGTCCTAGACAAGTTTGTGAACCTTGCAAGTACCGGAACGGCAAGACCAAACGCTAAAAGCTCGGACGACGGTATGAATAGTCAGGGGGAGTTTTTCCGTGTGCGCTATCAG